TCACTCATTTTTTTCTTCTAAATTACTACTTTTTCTTGAATCTCTATAATCAATAATAAATCCAATTGCAACTATAATGTTCATTCCCAGTGACATAAGTATCTCATGAATGTCCTCATACACATTTACTGAGAGATGTATATGCCCCACCATCCAAAATGGTATGGACAAGTTTTGGCTTATCCATACCAATAGATATTTTATAAAGTGTTTCACGGATTACTTATAGAATTGTATGCTGCAGTACTACCTGTCATTTTAAATTCATAGATTTCTGTATCACATGTAGTATCATTAACTCTTATTCTTACAGATGATGCAGCTTTAAAATCAGCTAAAAAACTTAAATCTGAATTAAGATCATCTACCATAAATAAGGTTTTACGGTTCTCAGATGTTCTGCCTGTAACACTGTATTTTTTGTACTCTCCATTTACTAAAAATGAAATATCTACAGTAACAGACTCATCACATACATACACCCCACCAATATAGAATGCAATACCCTTGTAGTTTTCAAGTTTCAAAAACTCACTCTGACCATCTTCAGTGTATGCAATTTTATAAGGAGTATCAAATCCATTATCAATCTTCTCAACTACCCACTGTGATAATGCACTAAAACTAAATAAACTAATACTTGCTAATACTAATAATCTTTTCATTTTTTTGGTTTTTTAATTGTTTGCTTCTCTTCTGATGGATTCTCCTTCAGAATCTTTTGTAGTCTCTCCCAGATCTTCTTGTTTATTAAGTTGTAATCTGGCTCTTTCTTGCGCTCTTTCATATTCTTTCCAATGATAAATGTTTAAATCTCTCATTTTTAAAAAATCCTGAATGGTCATCTCTTCTGGTATACCATCATTTGCATTCATTATCTGAATATAGATCTCTTTCATTCTTCCCATACTCTTTAAATATTTTAATTAATTCTTCTCTTGCCATCCTACTGGGCAATTTTTCTAATATTCTCCAATCAAAGTTACCTGTTATAATGACCTTTGTTTCTTCCTCACCAAGATGTTGAACCTCAAAACCAAACAGACCATCATCTATTCTCTCATTCTTTAGTAACTCATATACAGGATTGATTTCAGTTAGATAATTCATATCTTTTTTCTTCCACCAGTAATCATGTAACTTAAGTCCATGACAGATGGTTGAATGATCCTTACCAAAAAACTTACCGGTCATACTATAACTAAGAAATCTTTTTGATGTCAGTACATAGTATAAATAGTATCTTTTATATACTATACCCCTTTTTCTGGTCTTTGCTGTGAGATTAAACTTCTCAATGACATCTACAATATCTTTATTTGCAACTTTGTAGAGCTCTAATACATCATCTCTCATGTCCATATAAAAAATGGGAACAAGAGACCTTTGATCTCACCTACAATTGGTCCAATAAATACTGATGCTAAAAATCCGTGGTTCTGTGCAAATACATACCAGAAATATAAAGCAAACATCTGTCCAATTATGATGTACAACAATGCTATGTTGTATAACATCACCCAGTGTCTCTCTTCCATAAAATTTAAATTAATTCTAAATCAGCTTCTTTAACTGTTTCTTCTTCTTTTTTAAATGCTTCAGCTAATAAATCAATTGGTAAAAATCTGTCAGCATCATAAACTTCATAAGGGAATGAGCTAGTAGATAGTTTTATTTCTTTTAATAGAACACCAAACTTGTTTTGTTGTAATCCCATCCTTACTATTCTTGTAATAGTATAAACTTCACCCTCTACAATCCACTCACTATCTGGTATCTTACTTGGTTTATTTGAAGCATCAATGCAAATTGCCCTCATATTGTTCTACTGATGTTTTAAGATCTAAATTACGCAAAGATTCTGAAATCTCAAGCATCTTTAAGTAGTCTCCAGATTTTACAGTGCATCTTCCCATCTCATGCACAAGCAATGCACATTGCTCTGCTTGTGTTGGTTGGTGCTCACAAAATCTTATAAGACAAGCAATTACATATAAAAATGAATTCTTGTCATCATTATGCAAAACAAGTTTGTGTGTTGCTAAGTCTTCCATATAATAAATATAAGAATTATGTTGGTTGCAAACTATAACTTCTCCATACTATTTTAGTCTGATCAAAGTCTTCTAATGCATCCTTGACCCATTTCTCATCAACTGTACCTACATAGCATAGTATATGTACAATAGCTTTATCATCTGGATTTAAACGCAAAAGCCTTCCTATTCTCTGACTAGCTTTACGTTCATTACCATATGCATGCATAATAATACCCTGTTTTAAACCTGGTATGTTTACACCTTCATTTAATTGCAATACACATGAAAGTTTATTTATCTTACCACTTTTAAAATCAAGTAGATTCTCTTCAGAATCTTGATTGTTACTATGATAGCTATGCGTACACATTCTATCAGCTTGCTCTTGAGTATTAGCAAATACAATGCACTTGCTTGTTATACTAGATAACAGAGCTTTTGCATATCTTTCCTTGCTTGGATACTCCATCATAGCTTTCATTCTCATTACTCTAAGTATGTGAGGTTGTCCTGCTCCTGTATCAATTCTTGTACCCCAGTAACCATAATTTTGCAACTCAGATGTCATGAAACTTCCTTTCTGTGTTGATACTTTATAGTTCTTGGCAGTGTCAAGATTAATTTCATGCACAATTATTTGATAGTCATTAATAATACCATTTTCTATTGCATCATCTGCCTTAAAAGTGTAGACAACTGGACAATATTCTGATACTAATCTACCTTTCTCAGAGTTCTTATGCTTGGGTGGAGTACCGGTTAAACCCAGTACTCTACCCGCATAACTATTAAGAAAAGATCTGTGACTATCTAATAAACTGTGGACTTCATCAAAATAAACTGCATCATAATCATTAGGATTATGTTTATTTAAGCTCAGATAAGTAGAAAAAGTAGCACCCTCAAGCACTTTACTTAATCCAAATTTCTCAGCTTCATATCTCCATGAGCTTATGATAGAAAGTTTAGGAGCAACAATCAGAATACTTTGCAATGGAGAGTAATATTTTGCCATGTGCTTTAGACCAACAAGAGTTTTGCCTACACCTGTAGCAAGAACTAATGTACAGGCTCTCTTGCCCTCTGATGCTTCTAAAGCATCTTTCTGAATATCTTCACGATTCATAGTTTTTTAATTTTATATTTTTTCAACAAAAGTCTGTTCTTTCTAATTGATTGGTAGATTGCAGACTTTGAGCATCCTAGGTATTCTATAATAGATTTTAAACTCTTAAATGTTTGTTCTGTATTTGTAATAGTATTGGTTAGTCTAATATTTACAAACTCATTTCTTGGATCACTATTGTCACAATTAAATCCAGGTTTTATAAGATAGTAATCCTTATATCTTCCTCTACGACTTTTAATAATACTAGAAATACTATCTGGAGTTAATTTTGGATACAATTCCTTAAGGTATCTACCAGCATCATTATAAGATTCAAATCTTTTTATAAAATTACAATTAAAGTCATATAAGTCAATTTGTTTTCTCTTAGCTTCATTCATGCAATTTACTCTAATACCTGCTTTAGCCTTAGCTTTCATGGTATTAGATATTTTTAATCTAGACTCAGGAGAAGGCCTATTATTAATTACTTCTTTTGTAATATTATAAGCTGGGATTAATGTATTAATATAATACTGTTCTCTTTGTAGAATTGTATCTTCAGAACATTCTTCAATTATTGAAACTATAAAAGAATCAGCACCATATTTATTATATGCATTTTGCAGAATAGGATTTGCATGCTTCTGTCTTATTAAGTCAGATTTATGCCTCCTAAGTCTATAATAAATATGAGTGCTGCTTCCAATATAAAATTTATTACTTGTAATGTTTTTGATACAATAAATACCAGATTTTTTGTATCCAAAGCCTTTATCTATATTCATATTATAAAGATACAAATAATAAATTAATTTTACAAGAATCTAGTCCCTAATAAATGTGAGCACCTGGACTGTTAGTTAAATCTGAAATCCCTCTGGATACTTTGTTTGGACCTGTTGGACTTCACCACCTTTAGATAGGGTGGATTCTCCACAACTTTTACATTTCATCTGGGGTGTAACATTTGCATGAAAATAATGGTCATCATATCCCGACACATTCTTTTCTACATGGTTACAAAATTCACATTCATAAGTTCCCCAAAAATCCCTTCTTGATTGACTTGTAATTTCTGATAGTTTCATTTATTTTAATTTAAAAGTTAATAATTTGTACCAAGTACTATGGTGCACCTTTGCTTTCCCTCAGTTGCTTTTAGAGCTTCATCTTGTATTTCCTGTCTTTCCATTATTTTGGTAAATTAAATATTTTACGTCTGATATAAGTAGCAGTTTCATCTCCATTCATCATAAGCTTTACAGTTTTAAGATGTTTATCAAGATTAGCAATTACCCTCTCATGGTTATAATTACCATAAGCTTGTAAGAATGCTGTGAGAAACTGAAACTTTACTGACCGCTCAGACATACCAATCTTTAAGAAGATATCATTAAATGCTTTACACATATCTTCTGCATTTGGATTAGTAATTCTAAAATCACCTGTCTTAATGCTTTGTGAACTGCTCTTAAAACCAGCACTATTAATACCAATTGCAGCTAACATAGTAATTTCTATGTCATACATGTTTTTCCACTTAAATAACTTCATGTAGTCTGGCTGAATCATTTTCCATGCATTAATGTAATTCATTAAATCCCAAGACTTAGATGAGTTATTAAGATAAGCCATTTTTTCAACTAAATCTTGTTCTGATTCTACATTAATCTCAATATAAGGAATGGGCATTTCTTCTCTTTCTAATGCAGTAGCAAGATGCTGACCATCAATAATGTATCTTTTATTTTCACCCTCTATTATATTAGTGGTTGTTGTGATAACACATCTTAGTACTCCCATTTTACGGATACTAGCAATCATCTTTTGTACATGTTTACTATCAATACCTCTGTTCATGGGTAGTACAGCAAACTTTGAATAATCTGTAGTTGTGCTTACTTTTAGTTCTTTTCCAATCATATTCATAATCATAAATTTTAAATTATTTTAAGTAACCAAATGCTCTTGATTCTTTTGGATGAGCATGAATCCAATCATGACAGTTTCTACAAACTGCAAGCCATGTAGACTGTACCAAATAAAAGGCATCTCTGTTAGCACCAGCATTTATTTTAGTTTAAAAGACAATAATTTTTGACACTTTTCATACTTCTCAATTCTTAGAAAATAATTAATAGTATCATCAACAATAGAAGAATATTCTTCTTTTTGTATATCTGGAGATATTTCACCATTTAATATTTGTTCGTAGTAAATATTATAAAGCATATTAGTTGTTTCTTCTGCAAACTTTCTAAGTTTATTATCTAAAATCATATTATTTCATTTTAAGAATTTCTCTTACTAGGAACTGAATCAGATAAGCATAAACCTCTTCTGTTTCAAATCCTGGTTGTACTTTAAAATATGTACTTTTTTTATGTCTTGTGAATCATATATATTTTTTATTTATCTATTTTATTTGGTTAACTAAAAATTGCAATAAATAAGCATAAGCTTCATCTGATTCTTTAGACAACGGTATCCCTATTTTATTAAATATAAAACATACAGCATGAAAACATTCATGAGCAATTAAACCAGTATCATCAAGATTTTTTAATCTTATTATAGTAAATCCAGTATCATGAAATAATGTTCTCCCAGTTACAATTTTATCATCCCAATCAGAAAAATAATAATCAAATTCTTTTTTAGTCATTTTGTGTTTAAGTTCTTTATAGAGAACTTTATTACTTTGTCCTACTGAAACTACAACTGTTTTACAATAAATTTCTAATTCTATTATTTTAAACATATTACTCTGATTTAAATGTTGGGTCATAATTTGCAATACCTCTTAGATAAGCATTTTCAATCTGCTCTTTCTCCATTTCTAAAAGTTCAGTATCAATTCTATTGAGTATGTTATCAATAGTAATTTTAACTACTGCTTGACAAGCCTCTCTTATTAGTAAGTCTTTAATTTCTTCAAGTGCTTTATTACAAGTGCCTATTGAAATTATTAAATCCTCTCTTAAATCTTGCATTGCTGTTTTCATTCTATTCTGATTTATTTTGTTCTACAATTTCAATGAGTTTTTTAAGGGAAAAGAGTTCTGCACTTTCATAGGTTAGATGTGCACTCATAATCAAACCATTTTTGGTTAAGTTATAACCTAATTCAAGTTTTTTATCATCAATAGGTTTAATCACTATACATAACCCATGATTTTCTCTAAACCATTTAAATGCTTGTGAGAATGTTGGTGCATCAACAGTAAATGAATCTTTTGTAACAAGAGGTCTTGAATAATGTTCTAAATTTCCACTTGAGGTACTATATCCTGCTAAACAAGGTTCATCAAAGTTAAGTGCTTTCATTCTTAAAGCTAACTCATAAGGTACAAATTCTTTTTTCATTCTATTCCGATTTAAAGGTTAATTATTTCTTGTCTAACTTCTTGATAATATTCAATGGCATTAAAAGTTGTATAAAATACATTACCATTAGTTAATGTGCCAAATGACTTCAAAATTTCATCAACTAAAAT